CCTGTAAGTTGTTAGCTTTTATATTGCCCTTTATTTCAACATTTCCTTTGATTACCAAGCCTTTTTCAGATATAGATAATGTTGTAGAGCCTGAGCTTATAATTACAGCCTTATCTTTTGTAGCCTGCTGTATGTTATGGGAAGGCATTCTACATAGTCCTAATATTGCTACTGCACTTGTAAAATCAAACCTTAGTGGAACGATGGTTTTAGCCCCATTCCTCCACTCATCTAACTCAACTTCAGATATCAGCAACATGCAATCATCTCCGGCTAACACCGGAAATGCAATTTCTACGCCAATACTGCTTGAATGTGGAAACATGACAGGCACTTCGCTAATAGCAGGCATTTCTTTATATTCTCCATTAAACTTAAATCTTCCATATGGCTTAACTGTTGCAGTTCCACTACTTAAATTAAAGTCTATTATCCTTCCAGGAATAGATGTATGAATATTATCAATCTCTGTTCTAACAGTAGATTCTATCTCTTGTGCAAATTCCTGTAACATTATACTCCTTTCATTGTATTACTATAACCTGTGCTGTGCACTTCCATGCACCTTCTAAGTTATCTCCGTCAAATGTAACCTTGATAACTAAAAATTCTCCTGTTAGTGCTTTGCTTTCAATACGGATTATGTCATTTATACCTATTGCTCCATTGAGCAAATATTCTATCTCATAGCCTGTTTGCTTCTTGTCTTTATCATTTTCATCCTTAGCATCCAAGGAAATTTTTTTAGGTATTCCAATTAATCCACTATCAGCTGATAGTACATAAACATTGCTTTGTATCTGCTTTCCCGGCAATGTTATTTGTAAAACTCCATTTTGAATAGTGAAATTATGACCACATGCAGTAGTAATCTTATGTAATGCGTTCTTAGCCGAACCTATAAAGCTAAAACCATTAGGAAAATCAGGAAATTGCAGATAATCTGCATATATTACTGAAATACCCATTGTATCTGCAATTTCTTGATAAAGAGATTTGGTATTAACTATTCCATTTTTTGACATAGTTATAAATGTATCTGATAATTCAACCTTTCCATCTACAACTTCTATCTCTGTCATTCGGTCAGCATTATCAAGTGTGGTAATCGCTGATACAACATTTCCAACTACTATAATAGAACGATTATTTCCATACCCTGCCTTTAGTTCCAAGATGCAGTCTTTGCCATCTAGTACATTTAAACTAGATGGCGAAAGATTCCATATTTGCACCTTTCCATTATTTGGAGTTTCAGTATTTGACTTCTCTATGCTAAAAGAGACATGTAATACATCTCCTTCAGACTGTCTATTACCTATTTCAAATCCTTCTCCTCCCTTACTACCACATGTGATACTGTAAGTTCTTAAAAAGTTTTTCATTCTAGATCCCTTCTAGGAATAAATACAAATTCTGCTAATTTATTAGCAAAATCATTCCTTCCAACATTTTTAAGTTCGGAAATACATCCGAAATCACCATCCGGTAGCTCTGCGTAGGAATATTGATACAGCAATGGAAAGTTTGGCACTATTTTTACCATTGAAACTAGAGGTTCACCTTCTGCATTATATAGTCCAAAATTCCAAAAATCGTATATCTCATTATAAGTAAATCTTAACTTATATTCTTTATCATCTATAGTTATACTGGATATACTGTCATTCATATCCGGAACACTAATATAAATCATTCTTCCTCCTTATTTCTTTTTAAATAGACCACCTGCTAATCCGTATAAAACAGATTTGCCCTTCTTTGAATCCTTTTTCTGCTTTGATTCATTACTACCACTACTGCTACCACCAATTCCTAAATCAGAATTAGTAGCACCTGTGCTTCCTGCCTCATCGCCATCACTTGATGCTTTCTTTTGTGAAGATGTGGTTGTATCAGCTTTTCCTGCATTAGCCATACTTTTACCAGACTTAAGAATATAATCCGGTATACTTGCTGTCTTTGTGTTAGTAATCCTTACTTTTACTGCTGTAATTGAAATTTCTCTTGCATATCCAAGCTCTTTTGACTTTTTTATGCTTATACTTGTAAGCCCCATATCTGTATATATAGTATCCGGAGTAACAATCTTTACAAGCTTCTTAGATAACCATAGCTTCTCTATCTGCTCACAAATCTTCTTAACCCTATCCATAGAATTACTATGCCTATACAAAAATGTGACAGGTGTATTACTAATATACAAGGTCAACTGAATAGATAATGGCTCTAATATTATAGTGTCGGAAATAGGAAATCCACTTTCAACCGGATACTGAGGGATGGTAGCGTTATAATTCTTCTGCTCATTGAGCATGGCATCAAATGTAATGCCGTCTATAGCCACTGGCTTCAATCTTTTTCTTATCATGCTATATTTATCCCCTTGAATAAGCAAGTGCCCTTGCCATGTAAGTTGTGGCATCTGATGCAGACTTCTTCATTGCATTAGATACGCTCCTTTGAGCTTCTATACTTCCTCCAGTGTAACTATTATCAATGTTTACATTCTGTGTAATACTTGTTGACTTATTACCGATAGTGCTGTTAGCGGCTGTACCATAGCTTGCAGTCTTTAAGTTCATCAACGAACTCATATCTCCAGTTAGTGCCTTAATCTCATCTATTACATTTTTTCTGTTTGCTTTAATTCCTTGAGCTAATCCACCCATGAAATCCGGCATCCAGGTTTCATAGTCTGTTAGCGGTCCTTCATCCGGAACTGAGAAATGCAAAAATGACTTTATTCCACCGGCAACATTCTTTACTGCATCGGTAACCTTTCCCATAGCTCCTGTAATTCCGTTTGCTATACCTTGTATCATATCAATACCCCATTGTACTGCCTGTGAAGGTAAGGATTTGATAAAGTCAATTGCTGCTGTAAAACCATTGATTATAGCATCTTTAATACTTCCAACTGTGCTTGTAATACCACCTAATATGTTATTAAAGGTGTCAGATATAAATGATGCTATAGCATCAAGAATACTTGATAAGAAGCTTGATATTGCATTCCAAATACTTTCCCAGATGGTGGTTATAAGACCTAAGACTGTAGCAATTACAGTATATAAAGCCCCTGATGCTGCATGTACTATTCCGATTATCATATCCCATAATCCGGAGAAAATTTCCTTGATTGCTTGCCATGCTCCATCCCAGTCGCCTTTAAATACAGATGTAATGAAATTTAAAATCCCATTCAATACTTGCATAAAACCATCTATAACGATTTTTAGCCCATCAAATATTATTTTAAATCCAGTTAATACTGCACCACCCCAGTTATCCCAGAATGACTTTATAAGTCCAAATACTACTTCTATGACCGTGAGTATGATATTTATAGATGTATTCACTATTGTAAATAACTTATCAAATACCATTGATAAGAAGTCTAATATCTTCTGCCATGTGCTTAATATAGTATTTGACGAGTTTTCTTGCGAGTCTGCAATATCATCACTGCTATCACCAAATATCGTACTTATGAGCTGAGATATAAAAGTAAATATGCCACCCAGATAATCCATAACAAGATTCCAGTAACGTTCAAATGTGGAGTATATCTCATCACCATGCTTTTCAAAAAAGCCTATGACAGTATCTACAAACATGCCAACTGCTTCTTTTATCGTATCAAAAATACCAAACAGAAAATCTTTTACATTTCCAAAAGCATTAATTATGTTCTGTCTTGCTTCGTCTACATCAATTCCGGCTTTTTTAAATATCTCTCCTATTACAGAATCATTTCCAAGCAAGAATTGGATAAAATCTTCAACAATAAGTGCCAAAACAACTATTACTGCAATAATTCCAAGAACTTGTAGGGTTGATGCTCCAAAGAACTTACCTATTCCTTGTATCAATGTAAAGAAGGCTTTCGCTCCTTTGGTTATCTTGCTCCAATTCATAGCAATAAAAAAAGCACTAGCAACTATTGATAATAGTTTGAGTGCATTTTCCATACCACCTAAGCGATTTACTATATTTTTTGCAACCGTTATGGTCTTATCAATTCCAGATTTCATAGAGCCTGTAAATCTCTCTACTGATGGCCTTAACACTTTGATTTTAGAATGTAAGCTTTCAAATGTCTTTAAAAGTCTGTTATTACCTTCAGCATCAAGTAATATAGCCTTTGCAAATTTTGTAGCACTTCTTGTACCATTTGCAATCCATTTATTGAACATTGCAAGCATTGGCAACAACTGGCTACCTATGAACTCCTTAAACTCTTCCTGTGAAGCCTTTAACTGTCTTTGAGTAGACTCATAAGAATCCAAACTACGAACGCAATCCCCTACTGCATCCGGAGACTGCCTTAAGATGGCATTGTAGTTGACTTGCATCTTTTCAAGCTGTGACAGTTTCTCATAGCTACCTTCCATACCTAATGCTCTCATTGTCTCAGCTCTAGTGACGTCATTTAAAACTGCACCTAATGTCTTAGCAGCCTCGCTTTCACCCATTACTGCCTTAGACATTGCCTCTACTGCAACATCTTCATCTTGATTTGAGAAGGAAGCTATGTCTAATGCTAATGTCGTCATTTCCTGCGATAGTTTAGCTCCCTCTTCTCTTGTCATTCCGAATCCAACTAACAAGTTTTGTTGGTCAGCAACATAGCTTTTTATGGCGTTTTTATTTCTGCCTATGGATTTTGCAAAATCTGTTGCCCATTTATCCATCTCCTCTGCCATATTGCCAAATACAACATTGAACTTGTTTTCCATCTCCTCTACATTCGAGGCTGCCTCTACGCAATCATCTTTAAATGCATTTAATGCACTTATAGATAATACAACGGCAATAGAGCCTAAAAGCTTTGTTGCCATGCTTTTAAGCCCTCTTATACTATCCTCTGCCTGTTGTTGCGATGCAGTATCTACATCGAACCCAAATGCTACTGATATATCCCTAATAGTCATTATTTATCCCCTCCTTTCCATCTCTTCTGCTCTTCCCCTTT